TCAAGTTGTGCTTTAAATTTTTTAGTAACTTTTGGAGAATTGCAGTATTTTACAAATTGGGTTATACCCGGATAACCTGACCCGCTAAAAACTAATCGTTCATCTATATAAAGTTTTGATTTATTATGCTCTAATAATAGCTTTGCATTTCCATGTACATATACTGTCAACCACGTCTACCCTTATGAAAAATATCGCCCTCTGTAATTACTCTAAAAAATATTCCTTTTTGTTTGCACCAGGCTCTTGCTGCACCCCACTTAGCCTGATTAACTACGAAATGTGCTTTGTTGTATTTACTTTTTCCTAACTTGTTTTCAAAGGTTTGACTAGCAGGTTTTACTTCAATAAGTTCAACATGTTGTTTTCCTTGAGCATTTACATATGTAATAAAAAAGTCTGGAACGTATATTGTAAACTTACCACTTAGCGGATTTCTATATGGAATTTTTACTGCTTCACTTGCCCAATTAGATACACTATTATGTTCATCACAAAATCGCATAAATGCAAATTCCCAACTTGATCTATATGTAGGTACTGTTGTACCAATATACTTTGCTGGGTTTTTTAACGAATATTTGCCTTGAGCAAATCTTGCCATGGGTTACACCAAGATATTTCTGCGTTCTATTTTATCAGATACTTGAGAGGCTGTTGAATAACCAATTGAACTTGTTCTGTCTCTATTATAATTTAATATTTCAGCAACTACATTGCTTAGTTGAGATTCAGTTAATCCTTTTAATGTATCTAATAGTTGAAAAACTGGAATATTATCAAGTTTTGCTTGTGATAATAATACTGTAGCAACTGCTCCTGCAGCTTCGCTATTAAATCCTCTTTTTTCAAAATAACCTAATACTGCATTAACATCATTAGTTGGAAAACTTAATGATTTAGTATAGTACTTGTCAAAAAATTGAGTAACTTTTTTATCACTGCCTTCTGCAGCATTTGTTGAAGGTAAAGATGTCATATTATGTTCCTAATACTTCGTTAATTGCAGTTGTTTTAGCACCTGCACTCTTAGCATTAAAATCAGCATTTGCTTCATTTATGCCGCCAGCTTGACCATCAGCTTGGAACTTTCCTACATTTCTCGCTTTTGCTTCTGATTCTGCAGAAGCTGCATTAGAAGTTTTAACTGCTGATGCTATTGAACTTATTCCAACAACCGCAGCAACTATAGCTAAACTTTCAGCGCCGCCCTTGCCTCCATTTTTAGGAAAGAAAGTCTGTGATACTCCACTTACGTCAATCCCACTAGCTGCTCCAATTGCACCAGTAAGTACATTAAATCCTTCTTGTCGTAAGCCTTCGGGTGATAAGTTTCGTAAATTACTAACTAATCCAGCTGCAGCCAATCCAGCTTGTAATGGATTATTAAATCCTGTGCCTTGAGTAATAAATCCAAATAGTTGTGAAGCTGTTCCAAGAATGTCTCCTAATCCACCTCCATTTAATGCACTAGGAGTAATATCATAATGAGCTGTATTACCAAATCCTTTTGGATTACCGTTAGCTCCTGTTTCAACGTTACCTCTGCTATAAAAAACAGATTCATACATTACAGTGATTGTGTTTATCATAGTAGTTGTACCATCTGAAGAATCAACAGTATCATGTTGCCAATCAGAAATAATAGGATTAACCAATGTGTATGTTGTAAAGGCTTTTCTAGCCATTTGCGAAATTTGTATATTTTGAAAAAATGGTACAGTTTGATTATTATCTAAACCATAACTATACTTATTTGCGCCTGCACCTTTATATGTGCTGTCTCCAGCGCCTGCTTTATTATATGCACCTGGTATTTCTTTATAGTTGCCGTCTGCAAAATTGTATCTATAATATGCTTCTAATAATGCAGTAGTTACGCCATAATTGTCATCATGAAACGTAATAGTTACTGGATTATATTTAATCGCAGTTTGTACGTTCTTTTTTCTATTATACTTGTTCTTTGTTTCAATATCTGCACTAAACTTTGGAAGCTCTGCACTTTTAACAAGCATGCCAATTTCTAATTCGTGTTTAGATTTTAATTCAGGTAATACACTAGCTGCAGACGGATCCATCTGAAAAAAGCAATGATATAAAAACTTTTGGTGAGGTGCTAGTTTTTGATTTTCTGTTACAAATAGTCTACTAGCATGAGCATAGTCGCCTAAGTTTCCTTTAGGGCTTAATGCTCCATTTGCTACACTATCTAAAAATCCATTAAATGCTGACGCCATTAGTTTTTACTCTCTAAAAATTTAATTCTCATTTCAAGCTCTTTTATCTGTAGTTCCATTTTTCTAACTCGTTTTACACTATCTGCAACTGCTTCAGGTGGCTTAAAGTTATTAGTCCAATTATAGCTGTGTTCTATTTTAGTTGCAGCTTGCATTGATTTTAATTCTAAGTGTCCAATTCTTTCTACTATTCCAAAGTATGCCCATACGGCAATGGCTGTTGCTGCAATTAATCCAACAATGTTTTTTAATGGAATTGCAAATTCTGTACCTTCGTTTATTTTAGTAGCCATACGGTTCTCCTGTGTTAATATTTATCTATTTAAATTAACTGGGTAGATAATTTAGTCATAAAAAAAGAAGCGTTTCCGCTCCTTTTGTTATATATTATTTTATTATGTATTAAACGCCGCCACCTGTAATAAGTGTGTTCACTGTACGTCCAAGTGCTGTACCAATACCAGTACCTTGCGGTGATTGTATTGCATTATCATATTGAATTTCAAGTGTAATTGCCATTGGCTCATTGTTTGCATAAGCTAATGATCCGTAATCAGCGTTAGTTACAAAGCAACCGTAAAGTTCAAAAGTTTCTAGTACGTTTGGTGTGTTAGCACCATTACCACCGTCTAATATCTCAATTCTAGCTGTAAACTTGTAATCTTGTCCTGATGCGGCACTTGACTGTTCATAAAAATCAAATTGCTTCTGAAGTTGTTCGCCAACAAGTTTCTGAACGTTGTTATTAACATCTTCACGCAAGTTAAGTGTAATTGGGCTCCAAGTATGTCTACCTGCTAGGTATGCTTTGGAGTTGTATACATCGATTGTAATTGGTTCAAAAGCAACTTTTGGTTTTGTTACATCTACTACTTGTTTAGTTAATTCTGTAGTAGGAGTAGTTACACCAAAGTTTTCTAACGACACCCTAAATCGATATTGTAGTTTCGGCATTAACAAACCCTGATTGCTTGCGGAATCTCCACTTGCTAACGGGACTGTAATTTTTGATAGTGTTGATATAGACATTTAGTTTGCTCCTGTTATAATTATATTTATCATATTAGAGTCCTGCAATTTCACCAGTATTTTTAAGTCTTAATGGAATGTAAATAAACTCCACAGCCTTAACTGGTTCAATAGCTATATCTAAGTAAAGTTCATTACGGTCAATTCTACTCGGAGTATTATTTGATTCATCACAAACTACTAAGAAATCATAGAGTGCTCTTTGACCTACTAATTCTAGTAGTAAGCTCTCTGCGGCTCCTTTAATCTCATCTCGTGTAATCTTATCATTAGGCTCAAAGATATAAGGTTTAGCTAGTTTCTGTAATTGACTACGTAAGTAAATAACCAAACGTGCTACGTTAATTCTATCTAAAGCACTAGTGCCTCTTGCACGAGTTTTTTGACCATATGCAACTAAACCTGATCCTGTAATAAATGTAATTGGATTAACATTTTGTGCATATAATACATCACGCTGTCCTTCATTTAATGAAACTACGTTAAATTCGCCTTCTGCATCAACAAATCCTGTTGAGGTTGCATTAGTAATGCCGCCTCGTCTAATACCTGCTGGTGCAAACCATGGATAGCTAACTTGATCACTTAATGCTATTGTTCTTAGCATCATATGACTTGGTGGAACAACTACGTTGTTTCCTGCGTTATCACTAGTGAATCCCCATGGGTAAAACATTCCCATATATTCATCTCTTGTTACAAGTCCATCTGCATTATCTTCTGGCGCTAGTGCAGTGTTAGTTGCCCATGCCTGAAGTTCAGTTGAGTTTGACGTTAGTGTTGCTGGACTATCTCCTACAATAAATGCACTTAGTCCTCTATCATAGTTTAAGCTAACCATTTCACCAATTAGTTCTGGGTAACCTGGAGCAGCTAATAAGTTAAACAGTCTTGACTCATCATCTCTAATTTCATCATTTTTACTAACTAGTGCCTGTAAAGATTGTACAACAACCTTTCGTTGTGCTTTAGAACCAAAACTACCAGAACCGTCTGCTTGGTTTCCTGACTCTGTAACCCAACGGTGTGGATAGTAAGTTTCCATAGCCGCATCATTCATTCTAATATTGTCGCCGTTTACGTTAACCCAATTACGTTCAAAACGCTTAACATTAAATCCGCTTCTACGTAAGTTCCATAGTAACATACCTTTTGGATATAGTGCTGGATCTGGAGCATCTGGATCTAAATAATTGCTCTCTAACAATTCGTCAATTTCACCTGCTGTTGATAATGCTCCGGTTGTTGCCCAACGAGCATCGCCAAATAATACACCATTTTCTGTAGTT